GTTGATTTTAATCTATGAATAAATGCATCTTCTTCATCTATATTTGATTGAGCTGGATTACTTTGTGCATATGAAATACTATTATCTTTTTGATACTGAAGTGAACCAGTCCAACTATTATCTGGTGCTCTATCAACTCTACCATCTGGATTTGGATTACCCTCGGAATCAAATAAGTCAAATTCAGGTGGGTCTGGTGGAAGTAAAGCATTTAACTCTTGAAAGAATCTAATAATTCTTGATTGTCGTGTATCACCACTTGGAATTAATTCAAATATGTTTGTATCCAAATATTCCTCAGCATTTTGGATATCAATGTTTGATTTTTTTTGACTCAATGGAATGAATTGACTAACATTTAATGGATTACCGTCACCAATTAATAAATTTGTAATATCTTCTCCACCATCTGGAAAATTAGCACCACCACCAACCAAAAAAATACTTACGTTATTATTACCGTCCAATGACGAGGAAATGTTCAATGTTGAAAAATCAATAGTGTTAGCTAAATTTTGTAATGTGGGTATTACTTCTTCGTTTTCTTCACCAGGATTTATTGTTGTTAATGTATTTAAATCCTCTTGATTAGCCCTTATATCTTTTTGAAAAAGTGCTAAAACACCACTTCCTTGTCCTGACTGTAATTGTCCATCCCTAATATATTTTTGTGATGAATTAACACTATCTCTTATTCCTGGTATATCACTTGTTATTAAGTAATCAGCTATTAAATCTAATAGACGTTCTAAATTTTCATTGTGGTTTGGCATAACTATTTCCTTTTAACTATAAATTCAAAATCATCATCAAATATTTGTTCTTGTCCATCATCTGTTTTAAGTTTCAATAGTATTTTATAAACTCTATCAGGATAAAATCCATCTAAATATTGAATAAAATAATTTGAATTACTATCACAACTAAGTTGTGTATAACTCGTTCCTGTTAAATCTTCGAATGGAACAATGAACTTATCTGTAGCGATATCTTTTATTGCGTATGACCCACTACCTTCAGGTATGAATGAACCAGTCACTGTTTGAACCGATGTAGTAAAAGATTTTTGAATGTATCTTTTTCTAGCACCAACTCTGAACTTAACTCTCTCACCAACTTTATATTCTTCTCTCAACCCTTTCATAAATAAAAAGTTGTCGTCCAAACCACTAACCACTAATTGATTTAAAGAACCAGTATTATCACCCGTACATGGTACATGGTCATCCCATCTTACTTCTAATTTTGGTGAAAAAATTGTATGTGTGTTTCTTGAAAAGAATTTTAAATGTCCAAATGTTTCTGTATCAGTTTCTTGACTTCCACTAAATCTAACTAACATACCATAATTTTCTTCCGAACCACTTAACCACATTTTCATCATGTCAGTCACATCTACATTAACATCAGGTGATTGATTTGAAAATGATTGTTCTGATTGACTAACCGTCAAAACTGTAACACCAGCATTAGCCCAAGTTACAGCAGTTCCACCAATTGGATTACTACGATTTTCCCAACTACAACCATTTGTATTTTTTGGATTATCACTAAACTTACCTGTACCCTCTGTCCAAGACTGTGATATTGGTTGAATAGCTAAAGTATATTCTTCAGTCATTTCAGCATTACCTTCAGCCTCATAAAGTCTTAAATAATATTTAGCGTCTGAGGATATCGTACCATCTGATATTGATTTAGATAGTTCAGTAAATTCAGTTCCACTAAAATTAACTAATGCTCTTGTTGGGTGGTCAAAAGCATTGTTAAAAAATTCTTTTTTAACTTCAAGTATTTGGTCTCTTCCAAAGTTTTGGTCTTTAAAAGATTCACCATCTATTTTACTTGAACCACTCGATATCCAAGTGTCTTGATTTGGAAAAATAAAATGATGCATTATCTAACTCTCCCTTGTATATTTGTATTTGGATTTTTTAATTCAAAAACCGTTGGTGTTGAAGTATTTGGTGGTAGTATGATTGTACCATCAGTTGATAATGCATTTTGAAAATCATATTTGTAACCATAACCACTCGTACCTAGTCCACCGTTTTCTGATAAAGAAGCATCTACAAAACTACCATCTAAAGTCCCATCCCCATCTCTATCAATTAAAGCTTCACCATCTGTACTAAAATTATATGTATATGTAGCATTTGCTAAATCAGCATCAGCGGCATCACTGTTGTAATCATCTTTCTGTGTAATGGTTACATGTCCAATTGAACGTACACCTTCAACACCCATCAATTCAAATTCAAGTTGACTTTTAAAAATTGGTTGATTGAATTGCATTTTTTCAATCCTAAAATAATCTTTAATTTTTTGTATACAATTTAATTTTACAACTTGTTTATCAGCATATTTTTCAGCAATTACATCAAATATAACACCAAAGTTTACAATATAACCATCATTTATTGTAATTGTGTCTGTCATTAATTTAAAATTTTGTAAATAATTTTTTATATTATTTGTAAGAGTCGTTGGTAAACCTAAGTTTGAAAAATGTCTATTACCAACTAATTGTTTTCTATTATTGTAACCAAGAACATATAAATCAATAGCTGATAACTCAAATGTTGACTGACTTTGTTGAACTTCTTGTAAAGTTGATGTTACATTTGTCGACAAATTTTCTATACTACCACCAATCTGTCCTAATGTTGTTAAATAGCTCAAATCTATGATGTTTTCACCTGAGCCAAGAGCTATTGCAGTATTTTCTGTTATTGTTTGTAAATTTGATAAAATTAAATTAAATTGATTTTGTATTGTTGTAATGGTTTCTTCAGACGGTAATGGGTTACTACTTACATCACCTTCAATATTTCTAGTTACATATACTTTTGCAATGTTACCAAACTTAGAAGGAATATTTAAAACTCTAGCCTCATAATCTTCTTTAGTCACACATCTATTTTGTGTTGAAAAGAAAGCTTTTGCCTTCTCTTTTATTTCAATTGTATCCTCTTCATCTTTACCACCATGAGCAGGTAAATCATTTGTTACACTGGTTAATGTAGCACTAGTGTTTCCATTTTGTGCACTTATAGTTGGTGTTGTGGTTATATCACCACTTGGAACATTTGAATTAATCCCACCACCTACTCTATATGTAATGGTTAAAGTTGTTTGATTTGGTGTTTCACCTAAAGTAGAATATTCATTACCTAACAATGGGTCAATAGCATCATTTAAATTATTTGTTTGACCTGGAATAATAATACCAATTTGTTCTACATCAATAAATCCCTCATCAACCACCTCACCATTTTTTAAAACACCATTACCAAAAACTAATGAAGTGGTGTTGTCTTCATTTGTCTCACGAGTAAATCTCTTGGTTGACGTAATATATGTTAAAGAAAATGGTGCTGGTTCTTCAGAAACATTACCAGTCAAATCAACATAAGCTGAACTTCTATTTGGGTCATTGGTATAATGAGTTTCAATTGGTACTTTATCCTGTGCTAAAAAATCAACCTCATACCAATTGTTTCCATTTGAATCTATACAAGAAATAATATCAATCACATTTGTATCAGGTATTATTAATGTTTTAAACTTTTCAGGTGTTCCCACTTGAAATGAAATTGTTTTTTGTGTTGCACTAACTGCTTTAACAGTTCTTGATAATGTGTAAGTTGATGTTAAACCACTATCATCGGTCGAACCAATTGTTTCAGTATCATTAGAAGCTGATATTCTAAAATCAATTGGTTCTAAGGTTGTGAAAATAATATTTGAATTTGTATCTGAAGCTATTTCAATACCAGCGTTAAATGTACCAGCGTTCGAATAATCAACTTTTGATACATCACCACTTGAGGCATTGACTTCTGATGTAAATGTTAAATCAACATATGATGGTATGATTGGTTTGACTTTATAACCAAACATTTTAGCCATCGTAATTATATTTCTTCTCTCTTCAGCTAACGGTAATAACATTTCTTTATATTGTTGGTCTATATAAAATGATAATACATCACCAACATAAGCGTTCATTTCTAATAACATCATACCAGGTGATGTTTCATTGAAATCACGATAAGTATCAGGAAAGTAAGATTTAGCATAATTCATTAATGATTGTTTTAATGAACTAAAATCTTTATTTAAATAATTTATATTTGATTCTTTAAAGTTTTCTTTACCATATGTTGGCATTTTTTATCTCCAATTAATATTCCCCACCAATAGATGTTGAAGATTGTGGCTCTGATATATCATCAGAAAAATCTAATGTTACGGAATCTAAAGTATTTGGGTCTTTTTGTATATTAAAAAGTATTTTTACTCTAATTTCATTTTCTCCAATATCTGTTGTATTATTTTTATTTAAAATTTGTATATCTCTAACTTCAATAAAAGGTAACCAAAATTCAAATTTATCCAAAATTGCATCTTGTACCCCTATTAAATTAGATTCTGTTATATGTTCGAATAAAAGTTTTCTTAATCCTATTCCTAAATTAGGTTGAAAAAATCTTTCACCCTCTTCCGTTTGTAATAAATTTCTAATATTATTTTTAACAGCCTCAATAGTTGTAGATGTTGTGGCAAAAAATCCATCCAAATCATCACCTCTTCTAATTGGTAAATCAATACCAATTTTTACTTTGGTGTCATTGTCTTGAATAAAAGGTTTTCTTGATGTATCTCTTATAGCCATTATAATAAATCCTCGATATCTTCTCTAATTAATTTAACAGTCGTAAACTCCCTTTGTCCATCCTCATCTTCAACATCAAAACCTTGTTGAGAATCCGGGTCTTCACCTATAAATACATAACCAGTGGATTCTAATCCACCATCGTTTCTTCCTAAATTAAGGCCTGGTAATGTAGCACCACCCTCTAGTAATGGAGTAATAGCTTTTTCAATCTCACCTTCTAATGCATCAATCGTTGCTCCGAGTCCAAGTGGGTCACCTATTTTTTTTAAAGTTTTTAATATAGGTTGATATTCACCTAACAATGTTTCTAATTCTACATTTACAGGTAAATCAGGACTTTTAACCTCTTCAACAATAACTGGTGCATTTAATTGAGTTATTCTAAACTCCGCGTTAGTCAAGAAATTAATTAATGCGTCTTTGATATATTCAGCCTCTCGTTCAATATAAGAACCATTTGAAGTATCAAGAGGTGTTGTAATACCAGTCTCTTGAGCCGCTTTAATTTTAGCATCAATTAAATCTTGTTTTAATCCCATTGTTATCTTCCAAGTTTGTTTTTAGATTTTTGTATTGACTTCTGTAATACTTCACTATAATTTTTATTTAAGAACTGACTCATTGGGTCACTTGATGGTACAACTTGTTGTTGATTTACTATATCACCATATTGTCTACCGACTAATTCATTCATTCTGTCTGAAGTAAATTCACCACCACCTAATGTTTTCCAATCACTATCTTGAGCTGTTTCATTCAATACATCATTCAATACTGAATTGGATGTAAAAGATTTTTTCTCAACGATTTTCTTTGGTTGTGGTTGAGACTTAATTGGTTGTTTTAATTCAGTTATCACTTCCTTGATAGCCATCGCAACTTCTTCTCTAACGATTTGTCTGATTATAGTTTTTATATTTGGTTTTTTCTTTTTCATAACTATCCTTCTTCTATTTTGTGAAAACTACTTACAATATTTTCTATTTTATTTGTAATATTTTGTATATCAACTTGTGTTGTTGGTAAAATATTTTGTGGCCCAAGTTGAGTAGCTATTTGAATTTTTGAAAACAAACCTACAATATCAGTTAACACTTCTTTTAATGTGTTACCTAAAACCAAGGGTTGCATTTCTGCTACCTGTGGGTCTCCAATATTAAAATCTGTGGTATTTACAATCATCGAATTACCAGATGATATTGTAGTATATCGTGAAGACCCAATATGTATATCTTTTTTGGATGAAATAAAAATGTCATCAAGTTTTGTATTTAAAGTTATCTTATCCGAGTGAAATAACATTTGGTTACCATTATAATTATATATGGGTGAATTATCAGAAAATCCATTAACACTTGTAAATATCTCCCCAATCGGATAGGTATTTTCTTCATCCGAATCAGAGGCTAAAGTAAAACCATTTACTAATTCAACATCATTACCATTATCAATACCAAAACCATCAAAATGGTCAGCTATAGTTCCATCTGCAGTTATACTAATAAGACTTCCATCAGCTAAACTTTCTTCCTCATTATTAGACATTCTTTGATTTGAAATAAAAATATAAGGATTTACACTACGACTACCAATTCTAACACTGTTACCATGTCTACCTTCAAGAATGGTATCACCTGTTGTTTCAAAAATAGAATTATTTAACTCAAGTTGAGGTTTATGTCTTTTTGTAAGTCTTTTATAAGTTGTTCTTTTATCAAAGTTTAAACTTTCACCCCTAAGACCTCTGTTACTTAAACTTTCTTCAGACACACCCATTTTCGTTTCTGTTAATATTTCTTTATTAAAAGATGGGTCATCATTCCAAGTTGGACTATTATTTAATGTATTTAAAGGGCCTAAATAATAATTTATTTTACCAATGGTACACAGTAGAACCGGGTCTCCTTTTGATGGTACATCATGCATTGTTCTTAACAATGGAAAATATCTATATTTTTCTCCAATAGTAGCTCTTGTTTTAAAAACTTTATCACTATAGTGAGGTAAAGCTATTATTGTATTTATTGTATTTTCACCTGCCCATTCAAAGCTTTCTTCGGAATGTACAACATCTACAACATAGCCTGGAACAAATTGTAAATAGTAAGGTACTTTTATTCTTTTACCAAGAAATCCCTTAACATCTTTTCCCTCTGTTACAAATACAGAACTCATTTATCCCTCCGAATATCCTTTTTGAATTGTTTTATCTTTTATACTTTCAAGACGATGACTTTCTTTTTGTAAATCATCAACTGTATCTTGAAGTGTTCCCATTAATTCAGCCTTTTCTTCATCACTTAATAACATCGATTCATCTGATTCACCTTGTGATTTAGATATAATTCTTTGTAGTACACCAGCAAGCTTTACCAAGTGTTCATCATTACGAACAGCAGTATCCATATATTCTTTTATAATTGGTGCAACCAATACCACATCATCGATGGTTGTTATGAATCCGTGTATTTCTGATATTAACAAATCGATTTGAGTTTTACGTTTTGTAGTGTTTTCGTAAATATCTTTTGTTAAATCTTGAAAGGTTTTACCCTTAAATATTTCTTTTTCGTTCGACATACAAACTCCTTGGATGTACTTATTCATATATAAATATAAAATTTGTAAGAAATTGTATGAAATAAAAAACCCTCATTTAAGAGGGTTTGATATTTTAAAAAAATGAACCAGACCTATTGTGGATTATAGAACCTTGTTTATAATAAAGGTTTTGAAGTTTTTTATAATGTTTTTTTAAAACATTTACAACAGAAGTTATATGGGCCGTTTCAACATCTGTCATCTCTCTAATTAAAATGTAAATAGCCTTTTTATTGAAGTTTTCAATATCATCTCTTTGTTTCATTAAATCAACAATAGCATATCCTATTCTTAAATCTCTATCTTTTTTAAATATAGAGTTCATATTATTATCAAAGTATTCTATTATTTCATTTGTCAAAGTTATAAAATCTGCTTCATCGAATTTATCAGTACTTCTATGTCTATCTAAAACTTCCATTTTATCGTGTGTTTTAAGTTTTTTATAATTATTGTTATTGTGTAAAATTAAATAATTTTTAGCCACAACTGAAAAATAACTAAATGCTTTTGACCCTTTTGTGTGGTCATATTTATGTATATTCATTACCATAAAAGCCACAGTTTCATGTTTAATATCATCAAATCCATAATCAAAGTATGTAAACTTAAATGTGTTTATTATATTCTCTGCAAGTTTATCAAATGCTTTATGTATTCTAGTACTATAAATTTCATTTCTTTCTACACTATCATTTGACTCATTGTACTCAATTATAGCGTCTTGAACCTCTTGTCCAAAGTATACTTTTCTCTTAGCTTTTTTTCTTGGCATTTTACTCCTCCTCTTCAAATATCGCATCAAGAGATAATTGAATTTGTTTTAATTGTTCAAAGAAAAAACCAGTCTCATCGTCTGATTCATAATGTCCTTTAGAATCTACAAGTTTCATTTTTTCTGTTGAGAATTTAATCACTTGTTGAATCTCTAAAATCAATTCTTCGTATTGTGTTATTCTTCGTAAAGAGTAATACACCAATGTAGATGTAAATACACTAATTATAAAAAATAATATTGTTAAACCTATCCACATAATAATCTCCTAATTAAACAACTCATCAAATTTTGATTTCAAGTTGTCAACCTTTTTTTGTTCATCTTTTGTTTTTGGAACTTTTGTATTTATTGGCTCCTCAACATTGTCATTTCTTTGCCACTCATCATATTCAATGTGTGTAGCCATCATATCGGCCTGATGTATAATATAACATAAATTAGTTCTTAAATTAAAATCAGGATTATATGATTTTAAATATGCCGTATTACAATCATCATACAAACCATCGGCTAATTTTATACCTAAATATTCTTTGTCGGATACTTTCACACCATAATGTTGTAGTAACCAAAGTCCTCTATCTGGTACTTTCATATATTGAAGTTGAGGATTATGTTTATAAATAGCACCTTGATTTTTTCTATGCCAATCTGAATCTTGTGGTATGTAGTAATCATGTTCTAAATCTCCAACTTTACCTAAGTCATGGTGCATAGCTGCAAATACTAATTCTTCATCCGTGAAGTTAATCATCGCACCATTGTTGTGCCATACTTGTTTTAGTTGTAAAGAGTTTTGTATAATGTGTAGGATATGTTCAACGTATCCACCTGGCATTGCATTGTGAAATGCTGCCTTAGCACTAGCTGGTGCAAACATCATTCTATCTTTAAAGTCATCATACATTTTTAAAAGATTTTCTTTTCTTTCACCATCGAAATATTTTTCTATAATGTCTATTAACTCTTTCCAATTATCTTGTATTTGTTCTGCTGTTAGTTTTTTCATTTTATCCCTTTAGTATTTTATTCATCTTTTTTTCAAATAATTTTTCATAATAATCTTGTGATTTACAGACACTTAAATATTTGTTATGTATTTCATCAAATTTTTTTCTGTAAAAATTATCATCTTGAAGTTCGTTTATTTTTTGTTTTACATCTTCAACTGTCCAACATCTTTGCCAATCCGATGTAACAAATATATTATTTATATCATAATTTTTCCAAACCAATGGTACAATACCACAAGCCATGGATTCATTATAACGTGATGTTAAAGCCTCATCATATCCAACCCAATTAAAACATAAAGTAGCTTTTCCTTTAAACAACTCAGGTACAATATCTTTTGCAAATTTCTTAGAAAACTTTTGGTCATATTTAAATCCATCAAATGCACCAATCATATGTGAGTTTATCTCTTCATCTAACTTTAATCCTTTTAAAATAATGTGTCTTTCGTCTTCAGATAAAACACCTTTAAATACAGGTTGTTTAAATCTTACTTTCAATTCATTATATTTTTTATTTGATTTATGTGTAATCTCACCTGTATCTTTATCATACCAATCTTTTACTTCTTGTTCAATCTCTTCGGATGTAAAGTCAACCTTAAATTTTTTAGAAGTACCCCAATATATAAAATCATATTTTTTTTCATGTTGAATTAATTTTAAATCTTTTATAAAATGATATTTTAAATGATGTAAATTTCCATCAAAATCATTTTCATCTATAATGTGAAAAGTCATATTTGAATTTGGAAAAACTCTATGTTTAAATAATTCAATACTATC